AATATTAATCGGATGGCCGCTGTTGGACAGGGGATTTTCACAAAAATTACAAGCGTGCCATTTGGGGACACTGGTATAAATGCGTCCCCCAAGTCCCCAATTGTAGAGAGTTTTACAGCGTCCCCAATACCCTCTGTTTAAAATGCCTCGTGTTAACGCATTTTCAGTTAGCGCTAAAAACATATTCCTCACTTATCCCAAATGCCCATTATCCAAGGAGACAGTCTTGGATCTCCTGCGAAACATATCCTGTCCTTCTGATAAATTATTTATTAGAGTCGCGCAGGAGAAACACGAGGATGGGTCACTGCATATCCATGCCCTTATCCAGTTCAAGGGTAAGGCCAGATTCAGAAATGCAAGACATTTCGATCTCATCCATCCTCATAGCTCCTCCCAATTCCATCCAAATATCCAGGGAGCTAAGTCCTCCTCTGATGTTAAGTCCTATATCGAGAAGGACGGAGATTTCATCGACTGGGGGTTCTTTCAGATCGATGGAAGATCTGCTAGAGGAGGTCAACAGACAGCTAATGATGCTGCAGCGGAGGCCTTAAACTCTGGGTCTGCAGAAGCTGCTCTAGCTATATCCGTGAAGATGCCCAGAGATTATATTTTTCAGTATCATAATTTAAAGTCCAATCTAGAGAGGGAGATATTTACACCTCTTAGAGTAGATTATGTTTCTCCTTATCCTCTTTGTTCGTTTGATCGAGTTCCAGAAGAACTCGAGATTTGGGCCTCAGAAAATATTGTCAGTCCCGCTGCGCGGCCTTTTAGACCCATAAGTATTGTTTTAGAGGGTGATAGTCGTATTGGGAAGACAATGTGGGCTCGGTCTCTCGGCCCACACAATTATTTATGCGGTCACTTGGATCTCAGTCCAAGAGTCTATAGTAATGACGTATGGTATAACGTCATTGATGATGTTGATCCGCATTATCTCAAGCACTTCAAGGAATTTATGGGGGCCCAGAGAGACTGGCAAAGCAACACAAAGTATGGAAAGCCCGTTCAAGTTAAAGGAGGCATTCCGACAATCTTCCTCTGCAATCCTGGGCCCCATTCGAGCTATAAAGAGTATTTAGACGAAGATAGGAACGCAGCATTAAAGAACTGGGCTGTTAAGAATGTCGTGTTCGACAGCGACAGTCCCCCTCCAGCTCCTTTCAAGAGACGCCAGAGGCGACAGATCAGGGGGGGATAAGGCGGAGGAGGATCGACTTGAAGTGCGGATGTTCATATTTTCTCTCGCTAACTGCGCGAATCATGGATTCACGCACAGGGGAACCCATCACTGCAGCTCGTTTCAACAATGGCGTCTTTATCTGGACGGTCCCAAATCCTCTGTACTTCCGCGTCATCAGTCACATGAGCAGACCCTTCAACCTGGACCAGGACATCATACACCTCCGAATACAATTCAATCACAATCTCAGGCAAGCACTACAGATACACAAGTGCTTCCTGAGCTTCAAAGTCTGGACTCGTTCACGGATTCAGACTGGGATGTTCTTACGAGTCTTTAAGACTCAAGTTATTAGATATTTAGATAGATTAGGTGTAATTTCTATTAATCTTGTAATTAAAGCTGTAGATCATGTATTGTATAATGTACTGCATCATACGATGCAGGTTGAACAGAGCAATGAAATAATGTTTAATTAATTTGATACTGAGTCGTAGAAATATATGCGTATTTTCAATGTTGCATACACTGGATTTGATGCATGCGTACATGCCATGTACAATAATAACGCATTCTCAGTATGGTTTTCGTATTTCGCGGCTTCCTGGTGATTGTAGACCACATAATTATTGACTCTGTAGAACTTCTTGATTATAGCTTGTTCCTTAGACGCATAGACACCACCAGTAACCGACGCGTGCCATTTGTGTAACACTTGATATCTATCCCTCAAATCGTTCTTGATAGTGGCTGTACTGGGCTCGTTATCATACATGTTAAAGACTTGGCCCAGGTCCATTGGACTGCCAAATGGACGCCTGTCTCTGACCAGCCAGAATATCACGCTGTTAGTATGGTTCTTCGTCTTGATGTTCTCGTCCATCCAAATCTTGCCAAGTACATAGACGGATTTCACGCAGAATCTCTTACCCACTCTATGCGTGATACCATTGCCGCGTGTGACGTCAGATATACATAGAACGCCCCCCGTGTGCGTGACATCATGTCTCTTTTCGAATGACTGTACTTTGCATGGTCCCTCGCATCCACGCGGCACATCAGGAGCTCTCCTTCTCCGGTATATCCACGGTTTTCGGTTTGCTGGTCGCCACGTCCACGCCCTCCTTTTGAATCCCATGTCTGGGGCAGTGACGGCACTGGCAATGAGACGGGAGGGACTCCCGAAGTTCAGTTTCCGGCGTGTTATTCTTAGCGGCGACGATCCGACCATATCGAATAGACGCTTTGCCATAGTCGCGACAGCGTAGTACGCTGATCAGATCACGAAGGTACTCGTATCCGACCGTATCAGGAGCGTACGAAGAGAGTAGAGCTTGTAGATATTTGACTGCAAGCATACAGCGAAACCCGTGCAGGGTTTCGGGAAACTCGTTGGTTAATGGATCCCACATGTTGCGGCTCTACTCCTTCGCCAGCAAGTTTTATAGCGCGCGGGACGTTAGTTTTTTTCTCTTTGTGCTGGGTTCCCTTTTCTTTTCTTTGTCTGTTTGTCAGTTGTGGGGTCCACGTTAAAAAAAATCGCGGCCATCCGGT